GTGTCTACCCCAAGATCATGCAACCATTTTTCATCTAGTGCATTTTCTGAATCAATCAGCACCACATAGATGCCTTGCTCCTGTGCGTTCTTGATAATGTTCCCAGAACAAATATAGCTTTTGCCGGCACCCGATTCGCCAGCAAATACAGTGACTTTGCCCAATGGTACGCCGCGAGTGAAGTCTCCGGAGATGAGGTAGTTCAAAGCGTAGTTGCCTGTTGAAATCCAGTCTGTTGGATCGTTAAAGCCAATTGACAGTCCGTCAATGCTCTTGGTTATTTCCTTACGAAATTTGCTTACGTCAAATGGTTTTGCCATGATTACTTTCCTTTAATTAAATTGTATAACTTTTCTGCGTATTGCCGGTGTTGCTTAGGACCAGGGTGTGCATTGTCTGATCCTAAATCTATAAATTCTAGAGTAACTCCATTTATCTTTAAATCTTCTGTTAAATCAAGAAAATTTTCAAGTCTTGCTAGTGCTACCTTTACCCAAGTAGTATCGAACATATTGGCAAGATACAATGTTGCGCCAATCTTTTGGCAGAAATTTATAACTTGTAAAATGCTTCGCACTGATAGTAATGCATTGGTTTCACTGTTAAGATAATCCAATGTTAGCTCTTTACGCTTATCTTTTTTTATACTATCGTAGTCAGTTGGACATATTGGTTTAAAATTCCAATTTACACTTATTTGACTTCTAGCAATTTGCGTCAACCCCCAAACTACAATATCATTTTTTCTAATGTCAGATCGCAATATCTGATCAGCGGACCAATATATTGATGTTCCTCCTCGAGACAATGTTACTTCATCTAAATTTAAATTTTTAGATAGCAACGTTCCCCATCTATCTTTATGAGCAACGCCGACTCCCTCAGTAATTGAACACCCTGCTGTCCACAATACCGGATCATTGTCAGTTCTTTTGTTTTTTAGATAGTTTAAATCTTTATTCCAAGTAAAGTTTGTAACTTTGTCTTTGTGTTTTTCTAGTTCGTTAAATAATCTTCCGTAAGAAAAACAATGATCAAGTGTAAACTCAGTATTTTCGTCTATGTCAACTAATATTATATTGTTTGCATTGACACAAGCTAGATTAATATTTTCGCAAGACAGATCACTCAGTGATGTGTGGCAATCTATTAGTTCTTGTTTATCAATAATTTTATTTAAATTATAACGATCAACTAACGTGGACGTAGAATCATTCCAGTTGTAATTGGCAGTTGAAATGTATAATTTATTAATCATTTTAATTTGTATAATTCTGTAAAAATCTGATCGTTGAAGCCTATCGAAAGGCCGTCAATGCTCTTGGTTATTTCCTTACGAAATTTGCTTACGTCAAATGGTTTTGCCATGGTCTATGTCCTTATATAAATCTTTAAAAATTGTCTTGCTGTCTAAGTTTCTTCTTTGATCTAGTTGTTTTATTCTATACAATGTGTCAGATAGTGTTGATTCAAAAGGTGTTTGCGTGTGTCTAAGTAGATTTTGATATCCATCTTCAAGCAAATATCCTTGTTTCAAATCTATACGACGTTGTATTTCTCTTCCAAGAGATTGTAACACATTTTTTGGTAGTTGTCTAGTATCTAGCCAATCAGGCCCGAGTGTTGCTGTCAAAACAAAGGCATTTGGATGAAATCCTTGAGACAAAAAGTAATCAATGCACTCAAAAATTGCAGTGTGGTTAAAAATACACCAAACCATATTGAATGTGAGTTTGTGTGGTAATGTCCTGATTCGTTCTAGATTTTCTAAAAAATCTTTCCAGACACCGCCATATCTTATGTATTCAAATTTGTCTTCTATGCTTTCTGCACTCACAGTCCAATGTACATTCTTGAATTGACAGATCAACTCCATTACATTTGTATCAGTCTTACTGAGATTTGTATTCACTCTGAGTTCAACGTCGGGATTTTTTTCCAACAACAACTCCAGCATCTCTGCATTCTCTTTGATCAACAACGGCTCTCCACCGGCCATGTAGACATTTTTTATTTGATATAGATTGTCAAGCACGTAAGACTTGAGTTCTTGTATACGTTGCTCACTTGGTGTATCAACAACAATATTTAATTCGCTGGCCCATTTGCTACTCAACACAGGACCACAGTAAACACAGGCATGATTACAAGTATTTCGCCATCTGATATCAAGTTGTTTTAGGTTGAAATTTTCAGGGGCATCGTATAGTGAGGTGTCAACTTTTTTCAATTGTTTCAAGTAATACACGCGACTGCTAACAATATTTGATAATGTTTTACTTTCTTCTAGTTCATAACAATAGGAACAAGTATGTGGTTTTTGTTTGTCGAGCATTTGCTGTTTGATTTTGGTATTGATTGGCCCGGTTAGTATATCCTGTATACTGTTGTTTTTTAAATTTCCAATGCTTTCTCTACTACAGATACAATTTTTGACATCACCACTGATGTCAGTATAAAACCCAGTCCATGGCAATGGACAAAATGCTTTGTTAGTTAGAATATCTTTAGATATCATTGGAACATTGGGCCTAAACTGATATCTGGTACTGTTAGATTCCTAGATAATGCCAACTCAAAAATCTCTATCAAGGTGTTGGACCAATTGTCAACATCTGCTGCCGGAGGAACAGGGCGTTCAGGTGCTGTGCCAATCATGCCTGGCCTAACTACAGTAAGTTTAATTCCTAGATGACGATAACGTATTTGTTTTACTGCTTCTTCAAGAGCAATTTTTTGTACACGATATGCATCCATGTCAATTTCTGGCAGCACACTCACTGGATGTTGTGTCATCATGGTACTGATCACCACAATATGTTTGTGTGTGTTTTGCCATCGTTTGGCCATTTCAAACAATAATTCAGTCTGTGCATACCCTACTTGTGCATTGTTTATAAACATGTCACAGGGTTCTATTGCGTCGGCTATTTTTGGTGTCACTCGTATGTTATGGCCTGTGCGACGGCTTAGTCGTAGCACTTCATGTCCAAGTGATTGGTATTCGTTGCCCAGTGCCTGACCTATTCCTGCTGTGCCACCGGTGATTGCTATTTTCATTTGTAGTAATCCCAAAGTTTGATACCACGCAACTGATCTTGTGCGTATGTCCATAGTTGTAGTTCAACTGTGTTGTCTCGATCCTGACCTACTATGGATTTCAATTCATCTGGTAGATCAGCAGTTCTTGTAAAATGATTGTTGTACTTGACATTCAGTACGTCTGGCTGTTCTAACAATGCCCAGGAGTGATTGATCCCTTGCTGTTTTGTGTACGCAAAAATATTCTTCAAGTTGCCGATATTCAACGAACTAACTGTGGTCCAAGTGTTTAATTCTTGGATCCCTATGTTTTTGTATATATCAAGATTTCGTTCAAAGTTTTCCCACTTGATGGGCCAACGCACATAATCATGCACACGACCAATGCCATCCAGACTAACTGTGACTGTGACGTGTACGCCACGCTCGACCAGTTGTTGTATTTCGGGAATGACCATGGAGCAGTTGGTATTGATTCTAACGCTGGCCACCGATGAAGGAATATTTTTAAGTATGTTACGATAGTTTTTGCTGGCACTGGGTTCGCCACCATTGATATCCAGATGAACCACACGCTCTAATGGTAATTGCCAAAATGCCTCCGAATTGTCTATCATAGGATAGTCATTGGATGCCAAACTACCTATCTTGGTGCTTAGATTTTGATTGCAAGATTGACAAGCACTGTTACAAATGTTGTCTAGTACCCCGCCCACAGTTAGATAATCAGGGAGTGTTTGTGTTTTATCAAATTTGATAGCATTGAGTCTTATGCTGGTGTTGTTGATTTGTTCTGTTTGTTGGCATCGCACACATTCCCTGGGCCAGGTGTCTGAATTGCTTTTGATATTACTTAACCACTCACTAGCATCCATCTGTTCTACAGTATCAAACTCTGGTGGATTGACCATGTGGCCGCATCGACTTAGTGTACCATTAGGATTGAATCTCACAAAGTGATCAAGTCTTGGGCAATACATGTTCAATAATATTTTTATGGTTGTGTTGATAATATTCTAATAATTCATCCCAAGTCATCTCTTGGCCTGCTAAATCTAACAAGATTTGATCCAAGTACAACCACAGTTCAAGGTCGTGATTGTTTGTTAATAACTCAGTTGTAAAATCTTGGGTCGGAGGAATTACCAATGCTCGCGACTTAAAATCAGTTATGGCGCTAAAATCTTTAAAATTTCTAATGCGTATTTTTGTGTCTGTTCGTAAGTAACGGGAAAGATTTGCCAGCCAGTGAAACTGTGGCAAGTAGTGTGTGTTCAAAAATTTGTATCGTTTTGCAAACCAAAATGCAGTAGAAAGATCTAATTCAGGGTGGTCGCGTTGAAGATGTTGCAGGTATGTGTTGACTCCACTAACATATCTGTCCTGAGGGTTGCGTATGTAAACGTCTACATAGTCAAGCGCCCGGATCTGGTTGTTGGTAAACACAGCAAGATTGTCTCTTGTCTGTTGAAATCTCAAACTGCTGTTTCCGTTTTTGTGAATTAGAAAAACCCATTGATTGTGAAGTGGTATCTCTACCACTTCACATAGATCTGGAAACAACTCTGTGTCCAGAGCAGTTCGCATTACTTGGCTTGTCTAGCGCGAATCATGGCCAAAATATCTTCGGCCTTTTGTCCACCGCCTGCAGGTTTTGCCACAGGTGCAGTTGGTGCCGGTGCGTCGTCTTCATCAAAGTCGCTGACTGGAGCCGCTACTTTGAGTGCTGGTTTTGCCACAGGTGCCGGAGTGTCTTCATCTGCCGCGACCGCTGCCGGAGCGGATCCACCAGCAGGTGCTTGTACACCAGCAGGGCGGAAGTATTGACCCCAACGCTCTGTGTCGTATGGCTGACCATCTACTGATGCTTCAAACATCTCTTTGATCACCTTCAACTCAACATCAGTTGGCTTCTTGGGCAAGAATGTGCTCAAGTCAAACAGCCCGTGTGCATCAACTGCGGCTTGTTCTGCTTCGGTCAGGGCTGACTCTTTACGAGCCCACTTTGACCCATTGTAGTCAGCAAAGCCGCCCTTGGCACCTTTACTGATGCGGAAATCCAGGCCACGTACATAGTCTGTTGGCAATTCTTCCAGTTCAGGATCCATCAAGGCTCCTTTGATAGTTGTGAAGATTTGTGGACCAATGATGAATCGGCGAATTGGATTCTCTGGTGACTTGTCATCGTTCAAGGGGTTCTCACGCACAAAGCCCTGGAAGATGTAACTGCGTTTCTTCCAATACTTACGACCCATGTCTTCGAGGCTCTTGTCCTTGAACCATGTGCGAACTTCTGCCAGGATTGGGCAGGCTTCGTTCCACATTTCCACGCAAGGTACTTGTACCATAACTTGTTTGGAATCCATCTCTCCTTTGACGCCGTTGAAGGGCAAACGAATCATTGCTCGTTCTTGCCAAAAGAATGTGTTTTTTGTGTTACCGTCGGGTAGGAAGCGTAATGTGGCAGATGCGCCTTCTTCCATGTTCCAATGTGGGTAAATTGAATTGTCCCCACCAGTGGATTGCCCACCTTGTTTTGATTCTGCCGCTTGTAAACGTGCGCGAATATCTGCTAATGATGCCATATTGTGTTGCCTTTCTTGTGCGTTAATATGATTTTAAAATTTAAGTCTTGCTTAAATGCTGCCTACAAGGTTATTTTAACACAGCCTGTCTGTGTATCCTACCTTTACGGTAAAGAATTTTGCCTAACTTGTTGTTTACGGAAGTGTGCGCCACTACGCACACTTCTTTTGTATGTTTATTTATGTTATTTCAGCAAAGCCAGTGATTTTATTCTTGCCAAAGTGGCATCGCCTTCTCGAGACTCGTAGTATGAGCCTGTGATTGCGGCATTGTAGTTCATAGGATCATCGTTGTTACCTTCGTTGGTCTTAGGGAAATTTGGATTGTCCCATGCTTTCTTTTCTTGTTTATCATGATACCAATTGGCGGCTTTTTCAATGCCTTTACCAATTACACCACCAAGTGCGGCACCGCCAGCGGCAGCAAGGGTGCCTGCCATTGGATGCGAAGCCAATTGATTTAGCGTATCATAATCAATGATCTCATCTACTTTTTCTTCGTCCATGGTTTCATACATACCGCCACATTCGGCCAAACCGTGTTCTGGGCAGTACTCGCCTTCCATGGTCATGTTACAACCAGCACCTTCGGTGGCCACTGGCATTGCCATCGGAGCGATAAGGTTTTCGTTCACGCCCAATTCATCTGCCAGGCGATCGCTGATCCAGTTGTAAGGATCGCCAGTACGTGCTTTCATTGTGCCATAAGGCATTTCACCATTATCACTGTAGTAGTCATACAAGGCATGATAAAGGTCATCATCGAGGTCACCATTGGCTTCAAAGTTTTTAACTTCGTGCTTGAAACGATTCAAAATGTGTTGTAATGTTTCGCCTGCTGAGTCCATCAAGCGACTTTCGGCTACTGGCAGTCCGGCCAAGTTACGCAGGCTGTTGATGTCTTCAAATGTGGCCAGATTGTCACCTTCTGCTGCCACAGCAGGTTGTTGCGCTTTTGTAACACCAATTGTGAACTGTCCCATTACCGGTTGGGTAAATAACCACCGCTGGTCTCTAAACATATCAAAGTATGGATTAACTGCTTTGTTCATGTTTTCCCCTGTAAGCGCACCAGGTTGCCGTAAATAAGGGTCGTTGAGACTCTTGCCCATTTCTCGATACACATCGTCTGCCCACCGCTGGCCTCTGCGTTTGCTGATAGTGATTGAACCATCATCATTGTATTTGGGCTCAAACGTGTCCTGACCACAATATTGATCTAATGATTTGAGTATTTTTTGAGCATACTGGTTAGTTGCCTGTGGATCTATTTGAGCATCTAACGCTGGCGCCACTTGTCCTGGTATTGCTTCCGCAATAGGTTGTTGTGGCATAGGATTAGGTGGTACAGCCGCTGCCACAGGAGCAGTTGCGCCTGTTTGTGGTTCGGCAGGATTGCCCGGAGCGACAGGCTCTGGCAACTCAACGCCCAGTTCGGCCAAGCGGTTCATAACTTCTGTATCGTTCCAACAGTTGGCTCTGGGATCTTGATCGGCCAGAGCATGCAAGCGATCAAACAATTCATCGTCACCCACCAAGTCATACAGTTGTTCTGTTGCGTTGGTTGCATCGGGACCAACAATGAGTTCTTTGGTCATGAGTGTTTTGAGTTTGTCCAATTGCTCAGGAGTTTCTGGCAGGGTCCATGTGCCTTCTGCTAGATTGTTAATCCAGTTTTCAAAAATATCTGCTTCTTTCATATCTTGTCCTCTTTGCTGAATCTTGGCCAGCAGTGGTAATGCCGCTTCGATACGGCTGTCTATACTCTGTTCAATGAACAGGGTCTTGATGTTGTCAACAACACCTTCTTGTTCGTTAATGGTGGCCGGATGCCACGATTCAAAATACTTTGCGTAGCCACGGCCACTGGCCATGTGCTTTAGGTTCTCACGTAAGGTTTGATAATACACCTGTGCTTCTGTGACCAATTCTTGTGTGACGCCTTCTAGTATGCGATTTGCTGACGCTCTATTGAAACGGCTCAACACAGCAATTTCGTTTACTGTTTCTGAGATGTGGCAACCACGAATATCATAAGGCTTGCCTCCTTGACGCACATGTTCCAACATGGCTCTGGCGCCTGACAGGCTCTTGAAACCCAGTTTAAACTTTTCACCTTCGGCAGTTTCAATAAACATCCGGTCAATATGACGATAACGTGCATCACCTTCACCTAGTGGTTGGCTGTGTACAATTTGCAGTCTGGCTTGAGTAGGCTCACCTGCATAACTGACTTTCCGAGTACCATAGTAGCCTTCAAACAGGCCCTCTTGTATGGCTGCCATGCCCTGCATGGTGTGCTTGAGTTGGTTGATGTCCGCTATGCTGTGTGTCCAACGATTGCTGGTGGCCTTTTGGTTCAAGTGCTGTAAGAAATCAAAGAATTCTGACTTGTCATCACCTTCCATGGTACGACCCAGATTGTCCCCGTACATGATCTTCATCTCATTATCGCTGTCCAGCACAATAACCATTGTGCCGTAGTTCTTGCCTGCACCAGAAATGTAATCAAATGTGAATGTTTTGGCATCTTCTGCACTGGAGGGCTTGCCCATTCGGTCCAGCATTTCAGGGTGGTAATTGCGGGTGGCCAGCAAATCCAGCAGTTGTTGTGATATAGAGTTTGTTGTTGCCATGGTAGTATATTTAGCGCATCATTGCAATGAACGGGAATGGTTCGATTATGTTGTCTGTGTGGTCTTTTAGGTAGGAATTTAGGTCTGCATGATAGGACTGTAACAACATCAACATACGGGTCGCAAGCAAGCCTGCCATCACAAGATCATCTGTTTCCCCAGGTTTGGCTGCGTAACTGGAGCCAGCGGCCACAAATGTTTTTAGTTCTGATATCAAGGGTTTTGAATATACTTTCATACGCCCAGACTCCACTAACACCTTGAACTTGTTGCAGGCCACGATCTTGCTCTTGTTGGTAGTGGTAAATCCCTTGCGAATTCTGCGCCCGTTTGAACTTTGTACTGAATTGTCGCTGAGGAAATAACCCGGGATATTTTCTTCCCCGTACTCTGCAATAGAAATCAAGGCGGCTTCACCCAGGGTATTGTTTTCCACTGAGTAGTAGATCTTCTTTTCGTCCTTGACCACTGAGTGTATTTCTTTGATCACATCTGCTAGTATTCGGATCTGCGTGGGCACATCAGTTTTGTTATGGCGCCACTCGGCCACTTGTTCTGTGGTTTCTGCTTCAAACACTTGTATGGCCGAGGGATCGCCACCTGTACCAAGACTGGGATCAAGTGCCACAATGTACATCTTGTCTCGATCTATAGGACGATACCAACGTACTTGTCCAGTCTTGTGTGTGGGTTCTACCCCTTCTAATTCTAACAACTTGATAGGAGCAATCAATGTTTCATCATTGATAACAAAGTCACAGTCCATCTCTCGACGGAAACGTTCGTCGCCCAGTTGGCTACGCTGTTCATCTGCCCATTTATCGTCACGGTCTGGATGCTCACGCCAAAAGGCACGAAATGCTCGAAAGCCGTTGACGCCCAGGCCGTCTGGTCGTGGGTTACCAAACTCATCTTCGACCTTGTTGGCACCTTTCCAGATGTAGGCAAACTGATCTTCATCCGAATTAGGAGTTGAAGTGATAATTGCTTTACCACCTGTGCTCAGTGTGGGTGTAATACTTGTCCAGAACTCTTTGGCAATTGTGGGTCTTACAAACGCAAACTCGTCTAGATACAACAAGGTAATACTCATACCACGACCGGTATTTTCAGTTGTTGTTTGACTCACAATTCGTGATCCATTGTCAAACTCTAATGACCCTTTGTTGTAACTAGTGGCACCTGCTCGGATATGATTGGGACATAGTTCATAGGCATAGCGAATACGTTGCATGATCTCTTGTGCGCCTAGATATTTGTGTGCGGCAATAAGAATAGTTGCGTCAGGTATAAACATAGCATACCATAACAAGTAACCCGCGGCTGATGTTGACTTGCCTGTTTGTCGAGGCATTAGACTGATTGAGAAACGATTAGTATGATAGTTTGCAATCAGGCGCTTTTGATATTCAAAAGCATGATACAACATCTTGCCGCGAACAGGATGTTGGATATGAAAAAAGTTGTCCATGAAATACATGGGACCGGTCACAGGATCAGCGCACCGAGCAAAGTCTTCAAGTTCTTGTTCAGTGAATGTTTCTTTGCGGTGTGGTGCTTTGACCAGTACCGTGTCAAGAGTATTCTTTGCGCCTATCATGTGACCAACTCCGGCCACAGTCTTGCAAACTCACCAGCCTTGTCTGGATGGAACACAGTTTCGTTGTCGTGAATATGCTGGCAAAATTTTTGTTGTATCTCAGGATTGGGCTGTGATTGGGTATACTTTGTTAGCACCCGATCTAAGAACTGTCGCTCTGCTGGCGTTGTTATCATGTCCATGGAATTAAAACGTTTAATTTCTTGAGTGGCCAACTCAGCCACTTCAGGTCCGTGTTGAAATGGATCAAGATAATCAGGATAAAACAAGTTTTGCCACAGTACTGTGGTACCAGTATCTTCGGCAAACTGTCTAAACTCACAAAGCCGTGTGGCACTATAAATGTTGTACACTGCGTGTATGCCTCCCCAATGGCTGTTGTTCTTCATGAGATATTTAACTGTCTGCAAGTTATCTTGCAACAACTTCCAGTCAGCGCCGTGGCGCACATATTCAAATCTATCGCCGACATTGTCAAAACTCATTGACCAACCCACGTTGCGGCGTTGAGATAGTTTTTGGAATATCTTGTTTTTTGTTAAATCCACACTCATGTTTGTGATCAATGTAATAATAGTAGATTCAGGTATGACATCCAACAAGCGGTCATTTTCTGGCAACAACAATGGCTCGCCGCCTACCAAGGCCACTTCGTGTATGTGTTCACCGTGTTGCTCAAGAAATTCGCATACTTGTTCGTAGTAGGGCCTTGTGCCTGATCGGAATGGTATGTTTTTTATACCGGCCCATTTACTTGAACAACTGGGTCCACAATAGTTGCAACTCAAGTTACAGGTTGTGTTCCAACGCACATCAAATATCACAGGATAGTGATATTTGTCACCTGCTGTAGCATAATCAAAGTTGGGATTCACACGGTTGTGCCAGGCACGTTCCGAGTCTGCGCCAAAGCGTTCGGCTTTTACACAATTACTGCAATACTCATGTGGCTGGCCTTGTGCTAGACTAGCACGTATTTCTGCCATTAAATCAGTGTTTAAGATTTCCTCAATGGTGTTGGCATTGAGGTTGCCCAGCATGTTGGGATTGCCTGCACAACATGTTTTGACATTGCCTTGGGGATTGATGTGCAGGCCACGCCAGGGTGCCGCACAGTAGAAATTGCTCATGTAGTATTTACATGCCCAATTTTGCGATGGTATCTTTTATACCGGACTGTAGGGGTTACGATGTCTATCGTATCCATCGTCGGGCGGCAATACCGGGTACTCGTTATTCCGCATTGCGACCACACCGGGCACGTTTGGCATTGGTCAATGCACCAAAATCCACTGGCCATTCTTTACCAGGTTGCACTTCCTGAACACCTGGGGGAAACTTATAGTCTACGCCGGCTACTTTTTCTATTTCTGCAATGGGCTTACGGAACACAGTCAAGTCGTTACCCAAATTAACATAGGGCTTGGTATGTGGAAATACCCAACCTGCGGTCTGCTTGGTTGCGTTGTTGATCACAATCTTGTAGAAGCCGTGTGGTACAATGACACCGTTGCCGATTGTGGGATTACCAGCACCATATAGTGCGCCTACATAAATTGTAAAAGGTTGATTAAGTTGTACTGTCCATCCACGAACTGCTGTTTCTAATAGTTTCCAGATGCCTCTGTTTAATGATCCGTGTTGTGGATACATATTGGTCATTAGGAATGATTCGTATTCTACTTGTGCTGACCAACTCAAGTCACCGTCAGGAGCGGCATGTCCTTTGTCGTAACCTGTGCCAGCATAGTCGTCTGGGCGGGCACCTGTGCCACCTAACGATTGGTCAGCAACAAAAGCATTGGTACGTGGAAAGCAACCCAGTGCGTTTTGCGGTAGTAATGTGTAGGCCACATAAGCAGGAATCTTAACAGGTGCATCATATGCCACAAGATACGCTTCACGGCAAATTGCTTGTACCGGTCGCTTGACAATAGCAAATCCATATGGTGAGTGTACTGCACATGCCTGTACAGGATTAGGAGCACGTTGATCCCAGGCTTGTGCTAGTCCTGCTGTGACAAGCAAGACCACGGTTAATATTTTTTTCATTGTGTGGCCTTTTGTAATATGCTACTATTTAGTTAGTAACCGTTGAAGGGTTTTACTGGGCTGGTGTGATTGACCAAGGCTGGTTCCAGACTGTTGGGGGTGCTTATTTGTACTTTTTTAACAGGCAAGCCGGCCATTTTCAATGCATGGTCAATGGCCGGAGCAACATTGGCATTGAATCCAGCAATCACAGCGTCTTCACCAAATGCCGCGGCAGCTGACCACTCAGGCATGTGAGGTATTGGATCTTGTGTGCCAGCATCGCTTCTGGCCCGGGCTATTGCAACTCCCAGGCGATATATTTGGTAAGGATCACTAGACTGTACACCGGGCAAAACAAACACATGATTCATGGGATCTGCTTGCTCAGGTGGCAAAGTTTTTTCTTCAGTGATAAATTCTCGTGCTCGCATCAGTAGCCCTTAAATGCCTGCACAGGGCTTGTGACATTTACAGCCGGATGTTCTTGTGACACAAGATCACCTTGATTCAAATCTTCGTAGTGACTGCCAACCGCTTGATATGCTTTCTTTAGCATGGCTTGTTCTTCTGGGCTGTATGGTGCCGCGATGTTGTTGCGTCCGGCCCATGACTCTGAATCAATTTTGGGAACAAATGTACCATCAGTAGACGCAACTGCCATCATGATGCGGTTGAGTTCGTACACACGATCAGCAAACTGTGAGTCTCTGAACTTGTTCAACCCCACAGTGGCGTTTTGATTGCGTGTGCTAATTTTAGCACCAGCATCTTCGCTAATGAACTCTTGTGCTCGCACGGTTAACTTGAAGTTGAGCCGTACACACCACTTGTGCCGGATGTGGCTGTACCCAATGCTGTGGCTGTGAATGCATTGCCTGTGACAATGTTAAGGTAGTTGCCGGCGCCAACATAGTATTGTTGCACAGTATTACCTGGTACCACAATGGCATTGGCATACAAGTTGCCTGTGGGCATGGCGGTGTTCACAGGAACACCATTGGCCTGTATATATTGAGTTTGTGTCTGACTTACCTGGAACGTAACATTAGACAATGTGGTAGCAATTTCTACTTTGTCCGTAGTCCAGGCCACATTAGATACAGCATTAACAACTTGAACAGCAGGCATTATTTTGTGTCCTTGGGTGGTTCACTCACAACTGGTTGAAACAAGTTGCGTGACTGATCCAACACACCTGGAATGTACACAGGTTGTTGTTTGTAACCACCAGCGGCTGGACTGTGTGGGTTGATAACAGGGGGTGTTGTTAATGCTGTGGTAAAAGGTTGTGTTGTCATATTATACTCCGTATTGTCCTTTGTATTGTTTCCATAGACTGGCCGTAGAAGCAAGGATACCTTCGTCAATATCTTTTTTCTTGACAGCATTTGTACCTGGAATTTTTTCTCCAACTTTGATGTCATCATCCGAAAGGCCTTTTGTAAACAAGTTGCCTTCTTCAGTTTTTTCTTCTTCAACATCTTTTTTGGTTTCACGGATACCGGCCATTTCACGCAAACGTGCTAGGCTATCTTCATCAAATCCATCTCCATAACCTTTTTGTCTTTCATCTTGACTGGCAATAACAGGTATAGTTGTTTGACCAGTTGACTTGGGACCGTTTAAGCCACCGGAATATTGTAATGCATCATCATTGGTTTCGGTATTGCTCGGAAAGTCTGGTGAGTTTTGGCTCACTGCGTCATCGCCGTAGGCTTCGTCAACTGTTTCGCAACCACAGTCTGCTTGACCACATGCGTCGCACACTTCGTCGTCGTGACCATGGTCGCCATCAATTGCTTGACGAATCTTGTCAGCAACATCTTCTGCACCGTGTACTTCTACTTTGCCGCCCATGTCATAATCGCCACCTAGGCCGGCGTTTTTCAACAACTCGCCCAGTTTCATTGCGTCATCGTCGGTGGCAGTAACAGTCACACTCCGACTTGGGCCGCCATTTGCGTCAGTGTTCATGCTCATGCTAATATTCATGCTTTCAGAGATCATGCCTTCTAGTTCACGATTCATTGAGTCATAAATGCCTTGTCCATAACTGAAGCCACTACTTGCTGTGGGAGTATCAGTGCCGCCTTGCTCTTTGACTTTCTTTTTCTTTTCGTCGTATTCAATGTCTTTGGCTACCTTCTTGCCGGCTTTTTCTGCCCGGGCATCTTCAAAGCCACGCTTCTTGCCGTGAATGCCATCTTTCTTTTTCTCATCATACTCGATATCTTTGGTAACTTTACGACCGGCTCGTTCAGCACGATTGTCACGAGTGGAGGTTTTTTCTTCGCCCATGGCCATTTCGTCGTCTTCTTGATTCTGCATGTAGTCATCTACCGCAGTCATCATGCCTTCAATCTTGGCCAACTTGGCTTGTACCCATTCTGGCAAGTTGTCATTGTCACCCAGGATCTTTTCCAGGGCTTGTGCATGACGCACAATAGTCTTGATGTCGTCTTTGGCCATTTCGCCTTCTTGGTCATATTCACCACGATCAGTGATTTCAAGATCACCTTCGTTGGTTTTACGACCACCTTTGTGTTTGGTAGCCTTGCCGGTCACACGCTCTGGGCCTTTGTCAGCGCCTTTTGGACGACCACGTCCGCGCTTTTCACCACTAGCTGGTGCATCACTATCAGCACCTACACTATAACCTGTGTTGGGATCAACTCTACGTGTTACTCTACGACCACCAGGAATTTCTTGTGTGTCATGCTTGTCACCGTGTGTGACGTCACCAACCTTACGAGCACCCATACGGCTCTTGACGTCTTTTTCCATTTCGTCCCAACCTTCGTCAGCCACTTGCTTCTTGCTGCCTTTACGCAACATAGCAAAGTCGTTGGCATCTAGTTTGCCGTTTTGATTTTTGTCAAGTTGTTTTTGTTTGCCACTCAATGCACCTTTGATCGCTTCAGCGGCAACGTCACCTAACATCTCGTCAACTTCTTTCTTGGCGCCGGCAATCTTGTCGGCAAATGTTTTTTTCTTGGCAAGGTCATTGGCACCTTGACCATCGGCTGCAAATTTTGGAACTTTTTTGCCGTTGACTGTGGTCATAGGCAAGCCTGCTTCGTTTTTGAGTCCCAGTGGATCTTTTGCATGCTTGACAAATGTTTTGGCCGCATATTTTAATGCACCGTCAGGCTTGTCACCGGTCGGAGTCATGCCCATCTTGCGTTGTAAGTCTTTACGCATGTCTTCGTCCGAACCGTGACCTAGTCGGTTTAACACAGCGCCGCCAACTTTCTTGACTGCACTGCCAACTCGCTTGGCCACATCACCCATGCCCTCGTCCATGTCTTTTTGTTTTTTACGCAAGGCACTGTTGAACTTGTCATCTTGTCTATTGTATTTGTCTGATGCTTTTTTATCTTTACGGTCATCAGCGGCTGACCATTTCTCACCTGCCTTGTCTCTTGCTCTCTTTAGCAGTTCCGGACTTAGTTCATTGAGTTGGCTTTCATCGACAGACTTGTCGTCATACTTGTCATACTTGGCACGAACTGGATCAAGTGCTTTGCCTTCGCGGCCTGCTTTGGCCAAGGCCTGCATGCCTTGTTTACCATACTTCTCATAGCCTTTGGCCGCACGGCTCATGTCACGCTCGTTCAGTTGCTTGTGAGTGGTTTCTGGTTTTTCGCGAATTGCGTTTAGTTTGTCGTTGAGATTGTAAAAAAATGTCATTGGGATTATCCTCTTGGGTTTGCGCCAGTGGCTGGGCGGGGTTGACGCTTGATATTGGTCATGGGGCTCTTGTTACCCATTGGCAATTCATTTGTGGTTTTGGCAGGAGGTGTCTTGCCCCCGGCCACGGTAAAGTTACTACGATATGCATTCTTCAATACAACATGGTCATATGGACCAGTTGCATAGTCTTTGCTCAAGGCTCGTTGTTCTGCGTCTGGAGCAGGATAAGGTGAGTCCAACAAGTCCTGATTTTGATCTTCAATCTTTTCACTTTCGATGTCAAGACTTTCTTCATATGGTGTGGACATCATCACAATGCGATTGGGATCCAATCCAAGAATCTGTGCCAGTTGTTTGATCTGTGGTTCAATGGCTGGATACTTGAATTCCACATCCACAATCTTCATTGGCTGATTGGGAAACGCCGGAAAATCAGGGATCACTCGGCGAACTGGTGTGCTCTTGGCATTGGACATTTTGACAATGTCAAATTGAGCGCATTTATCTCGGAGTTCTTTGAAAAAGCCATCGGGTACATCACCCACCACTTTAATGCGGTAGTTGTATGTACGTTCGCTTTCGGCTAGGTATTTGGCAAATGGTTTCATATTCAGTATCCTGTTGTATATTTATTCTTTTTGTGCGTTTTGGCCTTTGCCAATAATACGTTCCAGCAGATCATTGCGGCTTAGAACCACGCCGTGTGCTGTTTGTGCGGCGGCTATACCTTCGGGATCTTTGGAATCTAGCACTTGTTGCTGTTGATCTAGGCGCATTTTTTTCATCTGTAGATCAATCATTTTGAGTTTCTTGTCCAGTTTGGCTGTCTTGGCTGTGATAGCATGACCCAGCATGTTTGATGCTACTGAAAAGATTTCACTGGCAAATCTTGAATCAACTTGCATGCCTAGATCCATGAGATCTTTGTAACTGCCTGTAGCCAAGCCAGCAAGTTCATCCATTTCGGTATCTGTTGCTTCAAGCCCACGCACAGCAGGCAAAGCATTGTCTACTTTGTCAATGGCTTCGTCCAGGGCTAGTAGTGTTTCTCTATTGGTAGGAAGTGTGGGCAGAGCAATGTCCACTTCTTCCTCAGTGTGTGGGAGATCAAAAAGGTCTTCAAGTTTACGAGTCATGCCAATATTTAGTGGCTCACGCTCGACCGTTGTGAAACATGTCCTGTTCTGTGATAACTCTAAAAACAAGCCCGTTGCGTCGAGCCCATTTGGTTGCGGCGTCCCATTTGGCATAGTTGATGGCAACTATAGCACGTTCTTTACTACTCATTTTTGACTCAATCACGCTTTGTTTTTTGGGTTTGATCTCAATCAATTCGGCTCGCATTTGATTGCCTCTAGTGCGATAAGTGATCAAGAAATCTGGAATGTACTGTGTCATCTTGCCTGTCAAGGGATGACGATACGGGATGGCTATTGATTCACTGGCCCATTGTAGCACAGCATCATTTGAGTCGCAG